CACTGCAGCATCGCGGCTTTCTTCTGATGCAAACGAAAGGGTCTTTCGTCCTGAGCTTGCAAGCACCTCAAGCTTAAGTAGCTCGACTTTTGGTGCTGCCTTTTTCTTGGCAGGTGCTCGCTTCTTGGCAGGAGCTTTCTTAGTTGGTGCTTTTTTTGCAGCAGGCATAATACTTTCCTCACACGGAATAGTAACATAAGACAAAAAAAGCCCCAACCCTTGTACACAAATCAAAAACAAGGGTTGGGGCGCCTGTTGCCACAATACTTCTACTCTCACAGGCTAAGAGAGGTAGGATAACCGCTTCTCCTCATCACTAGAAGCGGCGGACACCCGTTGTGACTACCGGGCTGACTTACTCATCGTAATACCGTTGGCCCTTCCCCCCTACCCGGTGGGAATCAGTTCAGTACCATTCCCTGCTTTTAATGGACTGAGTGATGTGGGTAGGGGGAAAGGGGGGACGGATGAACTATCCAACTAAAACTCGCATTGAACGAAACAGTGCGATTCGTCCATTTTCAGTCGGATAAATACGTTCTTCTTGCCTGGAGATTAGTTTTCTCCGCTGGAGAGATCGAACGTTTTCAATAACAGTTGATTTTTCTTGGTCTATGTCTTCAACAATGTCGTTGACTGTCCAATAGCCGGGTTCAGAGACTGCATAGCTCAGCACTGTTTGGGCCAGAGACCCACGCAGCACAAATCTCCGACCAACTTTTGGTGCCATCTCAAGCTTCTGCACCTTGCAGCATTAAGGATGTAATAAACAAACCGCCTAACCTGTCTATTGCGTCACTTGGACATTCAGAATGGTGGTAGTCGACTGACATTAAGACTCTACCATTAGCCATTAGGGAGAATCCATAGAGTTTTCTGCCTTTCGATAAAAATCGTACATTTCCACCGGATAATCTCTCTAACTTATCAATGAGAGAAAAGGCGTAAGACCAGTTTCGATTATCTAGGCCGAGCTTTTCTAGGGCTTTCATCATGATTCTCTTAATTTTTTCATCCCTTTCAGCAACACTTGGGCAACCTCGGCCAACTGTTCTGCGCTGTCTTCAATGTCAATCATATTGAGGGCTTCTTCTGTCAACCTGCCAGCGGTGTCGACAGCCTTCTCCATCATACAAACTGGACATTTGTGAGGATGGTCAGCAAAAACAATAACCATCCCCTTATGTCTATCACAACTGTGTAGTTTCATTAGTTACTCCCGACATCAATGTAAGTCCACTCCTTACGTGGCTTACCTTTCGGGCGAGCAGTGCTCATAATGATAACCTGACAGTCGATAGCTTCTAGAGAAGCCATAGTCTTGGCTAGTGTTTTCATATCCCACATGCGGTCATCGAGAATGATTACAGCCGGACGGGATTTTCCTCTAAAAGAAACAAGTGCTGCGGCCATAGCTCCCAGAGTCCGGGCTTCAGTGCTGCCTGACAAGGCTTGGTGAAGTCCATCGGCCCTACGCAGTCCGAATGTAATCCCATCGCCTTCATCCGAGATTTCAAAATCATCTTCACGGGGCAAGAACTCGTTTACCTTGTCCTCGAACTTACTCCAGATTTCACCAATCTGTAGAATCTCTGCGCGAGCATCCTTCAAAGTAAGTTCAAGATTGCTGTAGATTTCAATCTCTTGAGAAAAGCTTTCCATGTTCTTCTTGATTGTGAGTGCAGACTGATACTCCGAAAGCTCAAGCATCTTCTCAGCTATCCGGGACCGACACTCTTCTACGCTGCCCATCGCCTTAAGTTCTTCAGGTGTGCCCAAGGCTTGTAGTTGTTCCCGAACTACACCCATGGCACGTTCCTTAAAGTCAGCATCTCCTGGGCCAGATGAGTACGCTTGGTACATGTTGCGTAGCTTGGATAACTTCTGGGCTTTTTCAAGGTCTTCCCAAAGCGGTGCAAGGTCTGCCTCTTTGACCAAGCTGACGTTCTTTTGTTCAAGCATCTTTTTACTTGAAGAAGCCAATGCGGAATATTCCCGCTTCTTCTTGCCCATTAAAGCAATCAAGCTGTTCAGGTCTGTAGTTGCAGAGCCTGCCCTATCAGCCAAGGATTCCGCTGGAGCGTCACCAATGATTTCTCTGAGCTGCTCAAAATCTACAGAGAGTTCTGACTCAAACTCAGAGTAGAAAAAGCTGCGGATAGAATCATCGCTAGAAGCAAATAATGCTTTAAGCTCACTGATTGGCATGGCGTGCCCTACTTGACCAGAACTCTTAGGCGACTTGCCCATTTCCAGAATCCATTCTGCCGTTCGCCCAGTGTCCAGTTCAGCCCTGGCCTCTACATATGCTGTGCTATTGGGCATCAGTCTCCCCAAAAGCTTTCCACTCTTGAGGGGTTTGTCTCGGTAAAGCAGACCAGAAGCCGAGCCAGTCAAAGCAAGTTGCACAGCTTCCGCAATAGTGCTCTTCCCACTTTCATTCGGCCCAACCAAAAGGGTGTACTTACCCAGCCCCGTTGTGCGGCTCTCACCGTCAGGGCTCTTAATGTTTGTCGTGATTGTTTCTACAAAGCTCACTGTTCCTCCCAGTACTTTTTAGAGTAGTTTTTGATTACAGCCTCATAGACTGCGCTTGGCTGGTTTTTGCCTGTCCGCCAGCGTCGGACACTTGCTGAACTTGGGTTGATGTTGTTGGGCAACTCGTCACCGATAGCTACGGCTATACGTTCATCAGAGACGCCTGCATCACGCAAATCAACTAAGAGTTGTTGTGCTGTTTTTTCTACCATCTTGGGCTCCATTTAGAATGACGCGGTAACCACGGGTCCAGTCGTCCACGTCAACCGCTTGAACCCCAGAGATTTTCTTGAGTTTCCCGCCTTGCCTGTCCCAGAGGAACAGTTGCCTGTTGGCGGCGAGCGCGTGCTTGAGGATTGCGGCAGTTGCTTTGCCACAGTTCTCATTGGGCACGACGAACATATGATAACATGTGTCGCCAGTTGTCGAATGTTTTCGACTGACTACACTTTTCTGCCACTTCTCCCAGTCTCCCCGCCACGTCATCCGATGTTCCTTACGGCCAGGGATTACGTAGACAGTTGGACAAGCGTCTCCGAACTTTTGCGAGAACCGTTTCTTCAGGAAGTCCTCAAGCTCCACACTTTGTGTGTCTATTTCTGAAGGGCGTTCAGTCGAAGAATGTGCGTAAAACACTCCTAGATGTTTTGGCTTAGGCATTGGCTTCCTCCAAACGCTTAAGCTTTTTCATCTGACGTTTGTGAGCCCGCTCTGCGCCAATCTTTGCCGTGTAGTCACCCTTGAAAATGGTTTTGGCATAAGGGGCAGTAGAGTCTGGTCGAAGCTCCTCCTTACAAATCAGGAGTCTCCAACACTTCCCGTCTTTAGGAGCATCTTTCAACCTAAAAATACTATGGACGTAGTTCATTTTTTGTTCTCCCTTTTAGCCCACTCTTCTAGTTTATTTCGGTGTCTCCAGAGCTTACCTCTGATGATCTTTACATCTGAATCCTCGTAAGCCTCCCGTTCTTTTTCGATTCTCGCGCGCCTCGTAGAGTTGCAATCTGGGCACAGCAGTTCACCGGGACGCAGCGTAGTCGAGCAGTGGTTCTTCCAACCTTTGGGTTGCTTAATGTCTGTATAAAAAACGAACTCAGACACATCTTCTTTGCCGCAATGGTCGCAGACACACCGTACTTGTATGCTCTTTTTTCGAGTCTCTCTCCAGTTTCTCCGCTTCTTGTCCGACCTCGCACTGTTTATCGCGTGCTGCCTACGCAGCTTCTCCAGTTCAGCGGCATTCTCCTGCTTGAACTTCTCATTGCAAGGCTTGCAATACCGCTCCGCAGAATACCCACTAGACTTTGCCAGTTGTTCCGCCCTCCAACGACTGCATGTTTTCGATGTGAGGAAGTATGTCTCCCCACATCCCAAACACTTTAGGGGCAAGTCCTCGTAAACCTGAACCCCATCGACTCTTCTGGTGTAAACCAGTTTCCTCTTAGACATTTCATACCTCCTTCCAGTTCATGCCTATTTCAGCCTCTGCTGTGTAGGTCAGCCGTGGGTTGACTCTTCGCCTTCGAGTCATGGCTGCCTGCAGAAGCTCTTTTGTTTTCTCTGCATCTTTCTCTTCCACTTCGAAAAGCAAAGAGTCGTGGCACTGATTAATCAGGCCGGTCTTCCCTTCGAAGTCGAAGGGAATCACTTCGAACTCGACATCATCAACTGCGGTAGTTGAGTACCCAGGATTACCTGTCACCAGTTGCAGCATGGACTCATGCACAACAACTGCACCACCCGATTGGATTGGATGGTTTACGAGTTCATTAATCTTTTCTTCATCTTTGAAGTCTCGTCGTCGCCCCCATAGTGGGTCGGCTACGAAACCATCTTGTCGATAACCATTACGTGTTTGTTCCCACCATTCTGGTATTTCCGGGTCCGCTTTCTGGAGACCTCGGACGACGTCTCGAATGTCACGCTTCGTAAGGTGCGCGTAGATGAGTTTCCCGTCGTCATCCTCAACGCTGACAACCTGTTCCCAGATCTTTGGCACACTGGCTGCGTACTGCCAAGCGTATCGGACATTCTTGGTAACTCCGCGAGTAGCCTTGAATGTTCCTTTGCCCTTCTTTGTTCTTTCTTCCGGCGCGCCATCGAGCGACCATATGCTTTTGCCATAAACGATTTCCATTGTTTCATTGTGGGGGTCTAGCCCCGAGTTGATGACGTCGAGAAGCCGGTCAGCTTCTGCAGTTTCTGCGATGAATCTCAGTTCAAGTTGGTCCGCATCAGCGCCGACAAAAACATGCCCTTCTTGTGGAACAAAGATGTCGCGCAAATCATACGGAATGTTCTGGGCATTGGGAGAACTAGAAGAGTACCGACCTGTAGCAGGCAATCGGTTGTATGCGGGGTGTACTCGCCCATCGGGCAACACCAACCCACCCGTCTTTAGTGGGTTTATGTAAGTACTTAACAACTTAGAGTATCTTCGGATCAGCCTGATCGATTGGATGAAAGTATTACGCTCATCATCCAGCCCGTACTCTGTCAGTATGCGGCGAAGAGAATCGTCATCCGTACTGGGGTCGCCCGACTTCTCGTTGTACTTAACGGGAGACAAGTCCCACTCAGAGAAAAGAATCTTACGAACCTGGGCAGACGAGTTTGGGTTGAAGTCTTTGGGTCCGATTTCTAGACAAATCTTTCTGTGCTTTTCAAGCTCGGTCTGGAACGCCAGCTCGTGTTCGTACAACTTGTTGTAGTCAACAAACATGCCCATCTTCTGCATCTTGCATCCGATGTCTTGAAGCGTATGCTCACGCCCAATCAGTGGTGTTTGCTCACGCTTCTTAATCACACGGGCCAAAGGCTTGGCTATAGCTGCGGTTACTGCACAATCTTTTGCGCAATACACATGCAACTCTCTATCTGTCCGGGCATTGACCGCAGTATGGTCAGACTTCCATGACTCTGTGAAGTCTGTATACCGAGACCCAACAAATCCTAGGTTGTGGGGCATCTCATTATCTGCCAAAAGATGTAGCAAAAGAGTATCAACAGAAAGATTCGGAGTAACGCCGAGGGCATCCTCACATACCAGTCGGTCGTACTGCCCAGCATTGTGACCCAACAAGGGGAAAGGTGGGTTCACAAGATGCTGCGCGGTAATCTTTTTTACTTTGAGTTCGTCGGCAGGACTAAAGAAACGGGTTCTCCCATCGATGCTCAATAGCGGGACCACCATACTGAAGGCCGTGTTTGCGAAGCCGATGCATCGTAAACGCGCTTCCATAGGGTTCTTAGCATCAGTCTCAACATCGTAGGCGACAGGCTTACCCATCTCCTTGAGTCGGTTGAAACCAGCAGAAACAGCTTCGACAGTCGTAGGAAAAGCAAACTCTGGGTCTTGCCAGGAAAGCTTTCCTTTAAAAAACCGAGATGCTTTTGCGATGTCATGCTGAAAAGTATCTCGCCACTTGGGAGACATGATGACAAATGAGGGGTGAAGAGTGTGGGCAACTTGAATCTCTACTGAAGAGTCCCAAGGTGCTGGAATCGTTTCGCACGTACCGCGCAGCTTCATTATCGAGGGGTTACCCCCACGCAGAGCGGCAGCAGCATCTGCGCCTAAACATATAAACTTGTTGAACTTTTTCAGATTAGAATAAAGACGAGGGCGACAAGCATTGTGTGGAGTCGGCCACTGTTCTTGGTCTTTGTTTCTTCTAATCTTGTTCCTTCGGCCAAGCCTCAGCATGTAACCCGAGAGGTCATTCTCTTTGGGCCTGCATCCCAGAACATTATCTAGAAAGCAATCCGTGCGAGATATCCCCACCAGTTCCAATGCAGACTGAAGCTCCATACCGCTCGGACCTACGAATGGTCGGCCTTCTTGAACTTCGTGTCCACCAGGGAAATCCCCAACAATCGCAATCCGGTCATCCTCGTGTGACTCTGCGCCAACGGGACTGAAATCTCCGGTGCGATGCAGGTCGCATCCCAAAGGACACGACCTGCAAAGGGCTCCGTTTAGAGATTGGAGTTCACTACTCATCGTCGATTAGAAAATCGTAGTCATCTCCAGCAGCAGCAGGCTTCTCTGTAGCCTTTGGCGCAGCAGCTTCCATCTCAAAATCATCTGAGGAATCATCATCATTTACGACGGGAGACCATGCAGACATTTGGTCCCATTGAGCCTTGGGATAGAAGACATAGCGAGCGTAGCTGCCATCCTTTCTCTGGCCATCACTGTTCACTTCAGCAGGTGTGTACTGGAAGTAGACAGTCTTGCCGGTAAACTTGTGAAACGGAATCTTGCCGTTCGACTGGAGCTTTGACTCATCCACACCAGCGGACACCAAGAACGCCTTAACAAAGGGCAGTGTCTTCGGGTTGGAGAGGCCAAAGCTTTCGCGGTGGCGGATACCATTTGTAATCATGTAAGCGTACAAGCGGTGAGAATCTTCGAAGTACTTAAACTCAACGATTGTTCCTTCATGCAGTCCTGCAGGCAAGGTGCCCAGCCCACCGGCTGCACTAACGTTCGTAAAATCAAGCTCAATAGCAACTGTTTCCATTGGAAACTCCAAGTGTTTATTGTGAAATGAAGATTAGTAGTCGCCTACCAATCCTCGGAGGTTTTCTCGACAAACATTTCATCGAGAAGATTGTTGCGGGCGTTCAACAAGATGGCTCGATGCAGCGCATCTTGCATAGCCCAACGAATATGAGGAAGAGAATACTTAGAACGGAGCTTCTCGGCAGCAGGCTTAAGAACCTGTCTCCACTCCAGTAGGCTACCGTCCAAGAGTTTTTTGCTGAGCTGGTCAACAATCTTTTCCTGC